TTACTGGCGGCATGCCAGCGCCTGGCTCAGAAGAGATATGTGGCAGAACCCGCTTCTATGTTTGCGCCCATCTTCTTCATTCAAATGAGGGATCAGATGTGTTTCATGCCTGACGCCAACGCTCATGGGCTGTGTCATCGGCAGCGGATAATTGTATTCAGGAAGCTGTAAAGTCAGTACCGTGTCACGGGGCAGTATTACGGCGCGTTCAATCACCTTCTCCAGTTCATACACACGCTGGCCCACGCATAAGGGCTTACTGCTGTCTGACAATATAATCAGCTGGCTGCATGAACCTGGCAGCACCTTTGATATATTGCGCGCCATGGATCTGAATCCAGGCTGCTCCCATGTTTCGCGGAAAACAAAAAGGACCTACGCTGTTAACGTAAGTCCTTAAAATTTGGTGGCCCCTGCTGGGTTTGAACCAGCGACCAAGCGATTATGAGAACTATGCTTAGCAACGTAAAAACAATAGTTTGCGTTTAAAAACATGCAGATAAGTTGCCAACGTTTGCCATCATTTGCCATCGTTTGCCATCTCGACCGCCACTTTACCGCCACTTGTAGCCAGTGGATTTAGCTTTGCGGCTTCCTCTAAGTGATCGGGTGCGAAGTGAGCGTAGCGCATTGTCATCTTAATATCTGTATGACCGAGAACGCGCTGCAATACTAAAAGGTTTCCCCCGTTCATCATAAAATGACTTGCGAAAGTATGGCGTAAAACATGCGTCAGTTGTCCTGCGGGTAATTCAATCCCGGTTCTTTCAAGTGCGGAACGAAATGCGCCGTAGCAGTCCGTAAAAATTCGACCTGTCTTATTTTCCGGGATTATTTTATAAATCGCCTCTGTGATAGGGACAGTTCTATTCTTACGGCCTTTTGTCTTGGTGAAGGTTATTTTGTATTTGGTTATCTGGCTTTTTCTTAAGCCTTCAGCTTCTGACCATCTCGCGCCGGTAGCGAGGCAGACTTTGACTAGGGCCTCAAGATCCTTATATTCGCTCTTTTGGCACTCTAACAGCAGTAAGCTGATTTGTTCGTGTGTGAGCCAGGCCATTTCTGATTCTTCAGTGCGAAAGGGGCGCACATGCTTAATGGGATTGTCGCCTTTCCATTCGCCAAGTCGGCTTAGCTCGTTGAATACAGCTCGGAAATATGCAAGTTCAAGATTAAGTGTGCGTGGTGATACCTCAGTTACGCGACTGGAACGCGCAAAGTCACCTTTAAGACGGCGCTCGCGATAGCGCGAAAACATCTGCGCGTCGAAATCCTTAGCCAGCGGTTCCCCCATGCATTCAAAAGCATGAGTCATGGCTTTCTGTCGCTTCTCGCCATCTTTGAGGGTAATCCCGTGCGCCCCATACCAGGAATCAATCAAATCCTTTAACGTGCGCCGGTCTTCCTTTTCCTCATGCCACGGTTGCTGAACCTGATGTTGCTCATAGGCGATTGCCTCACCTTTGGTGGCAAACTTAGTACGAGTGCGCCTACCGTTGTGGTAAATCTCACAGAGCCAGCCGCCAGAAGGCAATTTACGCACAGACACTAGGCAACCTCGCTATAAATTCCGACAACGCGGCCCAGGCGTTTGATCTCATCGACTCCACACTCAAAAGGAACCTTTCCACCTGCAACGTGCAGCCGTTTACCTGGAAGCACTGTCACCTCTCTTAAACTTACTGCGCCTTCGACATCTACGAGCCAGCAGCCGTCGGCCAGAGACGCATCTTTCTCAACGATATAGCTCTTACCCTCGTATCTAAGGCACATCGCATTTTTAAGCTGCTTCCCAAAAAGCTCGTGACCTACACCTAAAATCCCAATCTCTGAAAGACTTCCTTCACTTAATGTGAATAACTGGAGTTCGATAGTCGAACCCGTGCTTTCGTCACTCCGCTGCGGCCCTTCGCCGGTCAGAATCCATCTGATATTTACACCGGTTTCCAGAGCGCAATGCGCTGCAAAATCATAAGAAATATTGCCCCGCGTATAGCGGTTTTGCAGCGTGCTGGCAGCGATATCAAAGTGATTAGCGAGCTGGATTTTCTGGCTAAAGCCATACACCTGACAAATCCGGTCTAAAACTTCCTCATTAGAAATCTGGCTTTCAAAGTCCATAAATGGCATTTCCGTGTTGACCAATGCCAAAATTGGCATTAGGATTCGTTTTGTTGGTGGCAATCGATGGCAAACGTTGGCAAACAAATGGCAATCGGTGTCATAAAATTTCAAATAAGGAATCATGCTATATGGCCTCTGAAATCGCAATCATCAAAGTACCTGCACCGATTGTTACTACCGAACAGTTCGCAGAGTTAGAAGGCATATCACTTCGCACCGTCTACCGCTGGACTACTGGCGAAAATCCGCAACTGCCCATTGAGCCTCGCACCATCCGTAAAGGTTGTAAAAAAGCGAGCGGCCCGATCCGTATTTATTACGCCCGCTGGAAAGAAGAGCAATTGCGCAAAGCATTCGGGCATTCCCGTTTTCAGCTCATTATCGGCAGCTAATTCACATTAAGTGAATAGGGAGATTCGCACATGTTTGATTTTAAGACTTCCACCCATAACCAGTATGACGACGCCTGCCGCAAGTTTGCGCTGACACACAGCATGGCTGAGCTGGCGCAGCGGGCTGGCATGAAAGCACAGACCCTGCGCAACAAGCTGAACCCGGATCAGGTTCATCAGCTGACTGTTCCAGAATTGCTGTTGCTTACCGATTTGACAGAGGACGCAACGCTAATAGATGGCGCACTGGCTCAATTGCACTGCCTGCCATGCGTACCGGTCAATGAACTGGCAAAAGACAAGTTTCAGTCCTATGTGCTTAAAGCGACTGCTGAAGTCGGAAGCATGGCCGCCAGTGCCGCGAACCCGGAGCGGATAACTGCAACATGCCGCCGCAGTATTCTGGAGGCCGCAAACACTGGTATTCGCTGCATGATGCTGGCCGCGCTGACCGTGCAGGCCCGCGTTCACTCTAACCCGACCTTAGCCTCAACCGTTGACGCTATCAGCGGGCTGGGTGCTTCGATTGGCATTAGCTGAGGGCGCACGATGATTTCATTTGCTGCACACCTCAAGCGCCAGAGTCCGTCAATGTCCTACGGTAATGGCTGGATCATGGGCGAGAACGGCAGACCGTGGCATCCATGTAAAAGCCAGAATGAATTGCTGAATAGCATCACAACAAAGCGCGCTGGATATTCTCAACGCCTGCGTCGTATTTTCGGTGGCTAATATGAAAGTTTTATGGGAAGTACCAAAGCAACACGCGCCCGCCAGTTTTTCCAAAATTCATTTGATGGGCGCTCGCGTTGATAAAATTCAGCCAATGACGTTTGATGAATTTCGCAAAAAATGGCGTCAAATGCGTGACAATAACGCTAATGCCGCATTGCGTTATTTTAATCATCAGAATGACGAGTTTAAATTCTGCGTTCTTACACTTGCAAACCGTGAAAGTCCGAAAAGTTTTAAGCCGGAGGAAATAGGAAAGCTGTTTCAATATTTTGAAGAGGACCGCAGGAGGCTGATTATTATTGCCATGAATAAGATGGCGCGATGGGGCAGCATTTTACCTCGTCAGTTTTCAACCGCAGACTGTTTTTTACCTGAGTAAATAAAACCCAAAAACCAATGGCGTAAACCCGCCGGGCATTCTTTTGCCTAAATTCTGGAGAAAGTTAAATGAGAAATGTCGAGACACTTAAATTTGATGCTGACACTGAAGCGCTGGCAGCAATTATCACTAAGGCGCGGATCGAAGAGCGCAAAGATCGTGCACTGGTTGTTTCGGAGCGCCTGGTCGAGATTGCGCTGCACGTTCATCAGCAGGGGCTTTCCGGTATTGAAGCCGCCGACCTGATTCGCCGTGAGGCTGAGCGCTACCAGAACGAATCACAGGAGCTGCACTGATGGCCGACTCAATGGACATGGCGCAGGCTCGCGCCGACGAGCTGCTGGCACGCAATATCGCCAGCGTGGTTAACCGCCCGGTCAGTGTTGCGGCTTCATTCTGTGAAGATTGCGACGCGCCAATCCCGGAGAAGCGCCGCCGCGCCGTGAGTGGCGTAACTCGCTGTGTCAGCTGTCAGGACGTGGCTGAAATGCGCGCGAAAGTTTCCAAAGGTGGTGCAGCATGAGTGCAATTCATGATTTGAAAATTGGGCCTTTTTATTTTCAGGCAGTATCAAGCGGCAGTAAAAAAGCTGAGTTTAGAATTAATGATCGCGATTATAAGTGTGGCGACTATCTGCTTTTGCGTGAATGGGACGGAGAATATACAGGGCAAAAGATTTTAGTGATTGTGACTCATATTTTGCCAGTTGAAAGACTTATTGCTGGGGCAGCAAGCTGGGCGGTTCTTTCTTTTGCCAATATTGATGAAAGCGACACCTTCAAAATCTTAACCGCTGATTTCGGGGGTGCTGTATGAGCACAATCCTGAAATGGGCGGGAAATAAAACCCGCGTAATGCCGGAGCTGCTGGCGCACCTGCCTGAAGGTAACCGCCTGATCGAACCCTTCGCCGGTTCCTGCGCAGTAATGATGAATACCGATTACCCGGCCTATCTGGTAGCAGATATTAATCCTGACCTGATTAACCTCTACCGTCAGATAAAGGAGCATACCCGACCGTTTATCGTCGTGGCAGCGAGCCTGTTTAATCAGAACACGACCGGTGAAAGCTATTACACCATCCGTGAGGCATTCAATCATAATCCGGCGCTGCCTCTTCTGGAGCGCGCCGCTTATTTCCTGTACCTGAACCGCAATGGCTATCGCGGCCTTTGCCGCTACAACAAGCGCGGTGAATTTAATATCCCGTTCGGTAATTACGCAGAGCCGCTTTTTCCGCTGGCTGAGATAGAGGCATTTGCCAAGAAAGCCCAGCGTGCGACATTCATCTGCGCCGACTTCCGCGAAACGCTGCGCCTGACCAAAGCTGGCGATGTGGTCTACTGCGATCCACCGTATGACGGCACGTTTTCGGACTATCACTCTGCCGGTTTTGGCAAAGATGAGCATCATGATCTGGTCAGCATGTTGCTCGACGTCTCGGAGCGCTGCCCGGTTGTAGTTTCAAACAGCGACACGCTTTACACGCGCAGCATTCTTCGCGATTTCCGTATTAACAGCATCAGCGTCGCCCGCTCGGTTGGCGTTGCCGCAGGTAAGAGCAAGCGCGCCTCGGAAATTATCGCCGTTCGCCATCCTGTAGCCGCGCCTGTGTGGTCTGGCTTTGATCCGGGCGCAGGCGCTGACTGGTCTGCAGAAGTGCAGGCGTCCCGATGATTCAGGAATATGCTTACCCGTGGAATGCTCCACGGGAAGCCATCGCCAGCCCGTACCCCACCTATGAGGAAATGCACAGCCGCAGTCAGATGATTGCGGCTTTAGTGCGTGCACAGGAATTACTCGAAAAGCAGCCGACCCTGATACAGCTCGACGTAAAACGCCGTGTCAGTGATCTGGAAAAGACACAGGGAACAGCCCGCGCCAATGCGTACTTAACGAAGACATTTGTCGAGCGCACATTGCCGCGCGTTGAAACCGTTAACGCTCAGTATCGCCTCGGTGATATGAGTCACGGCACGTTTACCATGCTGGCCGGAAACGTCACGAAAGGGGCTGGCGCGGCCAGTGCAGGCGGTCAGCTGTGGGAGCTGATGCGCCGCTTTAACCGCCTGCCGGATATGGCTCGCGCCGATGTCGATCTGCTGGCCGGGGATGTGGCTAATTTCATCCTAGCCGAGCTGGTACAGGCGCACGCGCAGGCCAGCGACGAGTCGGATTACAAATATACGCACCGCATTTATATGACCGCCGCTACTATCACTCGCGAGCTGAGTCAGACGCCGCCACTGTGGGAAAAAGTAACGTCCCGTCTGTTTGACCCGGAGGAGGTTACCCCGGAGATCATGCGCATGCAGACCGAAAAATGGTGGAAAGGCCGACTGCGCCGCGTGGCCGCATCATGGCGCGAACATCTTCAGATTGCCCTGGCTAACGTCAGTAAAAAGCATACCCCCTACGCCAGCAATATGACCGTCTCCGAGTGGCGCGAGCAGAAGCGCCGTACCCGTGAATTTCTGAAAGGGATGGAGCTGGAAGACGAGGAAGGCAACCGCATCAGCCTGATCGAGAAGTACGACGGCAGCGTAGCCAACCCGGCGATCCGCCGCTGCGAGCTGATGACCCGCATTCGCGGGTTCGAAAACATCTGCAACGAAATGGGTTTTATCGGCGAGTTCTACACGCTGACTGCCCCGGCACGCTATCACGCCACAATCAAGACCGGTCACCGCAACCGCAAGTGGAACGGGGCCAGCCCGGCAGATACACAGCGCTATCTATGCAGTGTCTGGCAGAAAATCCGGGCAAAGCTGCACCGCGAAGAAATCCGTATTTTTGGGATTCGTGTTGCCGAGCCTCATCACGATGCAACCCCGCACTGGCATATGCTGATGTTTATGCGCCCGGAGCAGGCTAAGCGCGTGCGCGAGATTATGCGCGGCTATGCCTGTAAGGAAGACAGCGGCGAGCTGACAAGCGACAAAGCCCGTAAGGCCCGCTTTCACGCCGAGGCTATCGATCCTGAAAAAGGGAGTGCTACAGGTTACGTGGCTAAATACATTTCCAAAAATATCGACGGTTACGCCCTGGACGGGGAGAAAGACGACGAAACCGGCAAAGACCTGAAAGAAACGGCCTCGGCCGTTTCCGCATGGGCGGCGCGCTGGCACATCCGGCAATTCCAGTTTGTGGGCGGCGCGCCGGTCACGGTTTACCGCGAGCTGCGCCGCATGGCAGACAGCGAAACCGCACACGGCCTGAGCATTGAATTTGCGGCCGCGCATGACGCCGCCGATGCAGGAGACTGGGCCGGATACGTTAACGCACAGGGCGGGCCGTTCGTGCGCCGCGACGAGCTGGCCGTGCGCACCTGGTATCAGGCAAGCGAAGATGTGAACGAGTACGGCGAGCAAACTGTGCGCATTAAGGGCGTCTATGCAACTGAAGTTGGCGACGACACCCCGATCTTAACCCGCCTCGCTCAGTGGAAGATTGTGCCGAAACGTGCCGTTGATTTGGGTTTTGAATTTAAGGACGCGCCCGCGTCCTCTCGGAGTTCTGTCAATAACTGTACGGGAGGTTTGAGATCTGAGGATTCGAACCCGCCGGGAAGTTACGCAAAAATCGACCTGGACGGCATGAGCAGGAAGGAGCGGCGGCTGCTTTTAAGTCGGATAAGAGCGGAAAAACCAGAAAAGCGGCATCTGAGGCTGAGGCGGTCGGACAAAATCGAAGCTGCGTGCGAAAAATTAATAAGCCAGGTGAGAGATTTAAGCGGTGAAACCATCAGCCGCGGGCTGGCCGTGCGTCTGATCGGTGGCACGCAGACTAAAATCGGCGGTCATTTTTTCCGCAGTCTGCCTAATGGTGAACTGGCCCGCCCAATACTGGAGCAGAAGAGTGTTTCCGTATTAGAACGGTTTAATCGTTTAGCAGAAAAACACCGTACAAAAAGCGAAAAATGATGGCCTGCAGCTTGAAATTCTTTAGTAGCAGTCAATCAGATCATTTAGTTTCCCGACAAGCTGATTTTTGAGATGAGGCGTGGATAAAAATGTTCCTTATCAGCTAGATAAAAAATTAAATTGGCTGGGACATTTTTCTTTCTCAACCTGTAAATGCTGTGCTACTGTATAAATAGACAGTAGTTTAGTGGGGAGGGCACATGGATAACGGTTTAAAAGAGCGAGTGATGCTTGAGCGGGTAGAATTGATTGCGCGGCTTACTTCTGAGGGGATCTGCAGGGACCAGGACAGGGTGATCGCCTTGAATCTCATCGCAGAAATAGCGCGTAACACCTCAATAGCCAATCAGCAGTTTTCGGTCGTCTTTTCGGCTGTGCCGCTTGATAAGTAAAATCGAGGTTTCAAAGTTATGCGTATTGAAATCACACTCGATAAGAATCAAAAAATCAGTCAGTCGGTGGTAGAGGCTTTCCGGGAAGAAGTAAATAAACGAGTGACCGCGCTATTTCCTGATGCAGTAGTACAGGTGCGCCAGGGCAGTTACACCAAAATCGAAATGCCCGGTGTAAATGTTGATGAAGACTGGTGCAGGCTAAATGATCTGCTTCAGAACGTCTGGGAAGATGACAGCTGGCTGCATTGATAACCGTGCTGATGCCAAAATCTCGATTTTGGCGGCGGCACGGTTGAACAACGAGCATTGCGAGGCGTTAGTAAATGGCGGGAAGTGACGCAAATTATCAGATAGTTTACCGGGGCGATAACCTCGAATGCTTCCATTCCGGCGGTTGGGTTTTTTTCCAGCGGCCTAAACATGCGGGCGGGGGGTTCTGGCTCGGCAGAACTTACGATTTCGTTTTCATGATCGAGCTGCCGCGACCGGTTTCACTTTATGAAGGCATTATTTACCTGCAACAGCTGAAATTTGAAAGCGCTTCACCCTCCAGATTTCACGCTATCTGATCCGTAAAAGAGCCATGCATGCATAACGTGCATGGATCTGCATTAATTTCTGAGGCGTTCAAACACCCCGCAGGGCCAGTAGCGGCGCTGTTTTTCGAGTGGTATGCAACTGCATGAAAAGCGATGCACAAAGCGGGCAGGCGTGGCGGGGATAGCATTGCGCGCGAGGGGTGCAAACATGTATGCGGAGGCTGCGCCAGCGGCACGGAGGCGGGCGCGGCTGCTATGGATGAATCCGAGGTGCTGAAAAAGAAAAGCCCCGCAAAACGCGCCTGAGCGCGTCTGCGGGGCCATGAAGTGAGGCGGTGATTTTCGCGGGGGGTTATGGTCGGATACGGTGCATTCATCGCAGCCCGGTCAGGCTGTTTTTTGCTCCAGTTCATAGGGGCGGAATGTGATCACCTCTTCGCCCAGCCAGTTATTGATCTCCTTCAGACGCTCCTGCAGCGGTGTCAGTTCGTTACGCACGAATACCTGAGACGCTTTCACCGCGTCGCCGAATCCGCCGGAGTTGTCCGGGATAATTCCCATCATCTGAGGCGGCACGCGGTGCGCACTTAACAGGTCGTCGCGGCTGGCTTTCTTGATGTTAAAGAAATCGTCTTTTGTCGCGACTTCACTGAGCGGCAGAATCTTGATCCCGTCCGGCTTTCCGTTCGGTGCATACATGAACAGGTTGCGGAAGTTACCCAGCCCTTTCGTGTCGCGCATTGCCTGGCGCATCCGGTCAACGTCGCTGCTGCTCTGCGCCGCGTCGGTCATATACAGGATGTAACCGGCGTGCGCGCCGTTCTGGTAATACTTGCGGCGGAACAGCGTCGCCGCCTCATTCAGCCAGGCTGAGTTAAGCGCGCTGAGGTATTCCGGCAGGCCGTAAAGCTCCTGATTAATATCCGGCTCCAGCAGGTGAAACACGCTGCCGGCCGAAAATTCGTGCGGCTCTTTCCAGTCATTCACAAACCAGTAAACGCCATCCTTCACGCCCCTGCGGGTGAATTTGGCCGGGGTGGTTTCAAGGCGAAGCGGCTTACCCAGGCCATTACGGCGCAGCTCGGCAAAGGCGTTGCCAAAGACCAGATAATCCAGCGCAAACTTGCTGAACTCCTGCTGGCTCATCATCGGGTGCGGGATAAAGGTCGAGGCCAGAATGTTGCGCTTCACGTAAATCGGCGAGCTGTGATGCACAGCCGAGCGCAGGCTTTTCGCCAGACCGTTGAAGCTGACCGGCGGCTCAAACCAGCGCCCGTTACCGATGCACTCGGCGTAATCCAGAATGTCGCGCTTATCCATGACCGGCGTCGGATCGCCAAAGGTAAACGCCTCGGCGTGCTGCTGCGGTGCGGTTGCCTGTACCGGCTGCGCGGTGGCGGTGTGAGCCTTGCGGCCTCTGCGTTTGCTCATCAGTAAAATTCCAGAATTGAGGGGTTAGCGCCGCCGCTGGCTGCGGTAAGCGGTTCGTTTAACAGTGCGTGCATGATGGCCCAGGCGACGTCGGCGTGGCTGGCCTCTTCGCTGCGGCTCGCCTCATAGGTTGAGCGGTTGCCGCTGGCCGTCATGGTTTTGCGGATAGCCATAAAAGACTGCGTGATATCCGTCGCCCCGGCGTCATACTCAAGCCGCCCGCTGCTGATGGTGTCTTTCGCCTTGAGTACCATTGCGGTTTTCACTTCAGGCGAGTATTTGATCTCGCGCGCGGCCGGGTAAAACTGGCGTACCAGCTGGAAAACACCCTGGCCGATGCCGGTTGCATCCACGCCGATATATTCAACGGTGTATTTTTTCGTTAAGTCCTCGATAGATTTCGCCTGCGCGGCAAAGTCCATGCCCCGCCACTGGTGATGCTCCAGCACGCGGAATTTACCGCCCGCAACGAGCGGCGGCGCGATAACCGCACAGCCTGCGCTGTCGCCAGTATGCGACGGGTCATAACCGATCCAGACCGGCCGGTAAGCAAACGGGCGCGGCAGATAGGGGTTAAAGTCTTCCCACTCTTCCAGGCTGTCGATCATGCAGCTCTGCAGCTCGGCGAACGGGAACACGCTCGCCTCGTCGTCGACAAACTCACACATCAGCAGGTTCTGATATTCCGCCGGGCTGTACTCAAGCTGCAGCTGGTCAATGTCGAACAGGTTGCAGCCGCCGGTCAGTGCATCCTCGACCGTGACAATCTGCCGCCACTGCCCGTCTCCGCACAGCGCGCCTTTTGCCAGGTGAGAATGCGACAGGTCTATCTCGATGCGATCATCTTTGCTGCGCCGCCCCTTGTTAAACAGCTCGCCCGACCAGAACGGATAGGCGCTGTGCGACAGGGCCGACGGCGTGGAAAAGTAGGTCGTGCGCCACTTTTTGTGCAGAGACATGCCGCTGGCGACTTTGCGCAGCTCCTGGAATTTCGGTATCCAGAAATATTCGTCCAGGTACAGATTGCCGGTGTAGCTCTGCGCGGTACGCACGTTCGTGCCGAGGAATATCAGGCGCGCGCCGTTCGGCAGCACGATGGGATCGCCTTTCAGGTCAACGTCAGCCTGGCGGGCGAAGTCGATGATGTAGTTTTTGAAGACGTGCGCCTGCGCCTTGCTGGCCGAAAGAAATATCTGATTGCGCCCGGTGGTCAGCGCGTCTATCAGCGCCTCGCGGGCAAAATAGAACGTTGCGCCAATCTGGCGGGATTTCAGGATATTGCGGATGCGGTGAGTCAGCCCTGCGCGGTGCCAGTTGAGCTGATACTCAAAGCAGTTATCCATAAAATAGCGGGTCAGCTTGTCTGTCTGTTCCTCGCTGAACTCATTTTTAACAACCGGCTGGCGCTCGCCTCTGTTGCGGTTGCGTACGTTCGGATTTAAGTCGGCCTCGTTGCCGCTGCTGCGGTAGCGCTCAACGCGGGCAAGGCGCTCAATCTGACGGCCGAGCGCGTCTATCTCTTTGTAATCACCATTCCCCTTTACCTCTTTCATGATGAGCTGGATCAGCCGGGCTTCCATGCTGGATTCAACACGACTGATGGGCGCAACGTCGTCCCACGCGTCGCGCAGTTTCCAGCTCTGCACGGTTGGCGTTTTCTGTCCGAGCGTCTCCGCAATCTGGCGCACGGAATAACCCTGCCAGTAAAGCAGCGCGGCCTGACGGCGCGGATCGCTGATGATGGTTGTCGGTGTCGTTTTCATACCGGCAAGGCTACCGGTGCCGAAAATGGCGCGCCTGCTGTCCCTGTTTGCTGATGCATCAGCGGGCTGGCATTCGTTGAGGGATTGTGTGGCGACGGGGAAACTGGCCCCGAACCGACCCAACACCTGACCGGAGCCTGATTAATGGCAGCAATCAAATCAAAGCGTTTTCGTATCGCAGTTGAAGGCGCAACCACCGACGGCCGTGTCATTTCCCGCGACTGGATTTCGCAGATGGCGAAAAACTACAACCCGGAAATGTACGGCGCCCGCATCAACATGGAGCACATCCGGGGCTATGCCGCTGACAGCACTTTCCGCCGCTTTGGTGATGTGACCGCCGTCGAGGCTGAAGAAATCGGCGACGGCCCGCTCAAAGGCAAGCTGGCGCTGTTTGGATGGATTGATCCGACGCCTGAGCTGGTCGAGCTGACCAAAGCGCGCCAGAAAATCTACACCTCCATTGAAGTTAACCCTGAGTTCGCCGACACGGGCGAGGCGTATCTCGTCGGCCTGGCCGTCACCGACGACCCTGCAAGCCTCGGCACGGAAATTCTGAGCTTCAGCGCCACGGCCAAAGTTAATCCGCTGGCGTCCCGCAAGCTGGATAAAGGCAATCTCTTTACCGCCGCAGAAGAAACCGTGATCGAGTTTGAAGAAGTCGCGGAGCCGTCACCGTCCCTGCTGGCGCGCATCTCGGCGATGTTCTCTGCGAAAAAGAAAACCGATGGCGAGCGGTTCGCCGACGTCAGCGCGGCAGTAACGGCCGTCGCCGAGCAGGTGCAGCTGAACGCGGAGAGCCAGGCGCAGGAGCTGTCGGCGCTGGAGCAGTCCGTCACCGCACGCCTTGAGGCTATCGAGCAGCAGGCCGGGGAAGACCGCGCCGCTTTCACTGCGCTGCAGGGCCAGCTTTCGCAGACCGACGGCAGCTTTAACCGCCGCCCGGCGGCAACCGGCAGCGATCCGAAGTCCGGCGCGCAGACCGACTGCTAATCAGGCGTTGCCTGAACGTTAAAACCCAACACAGAGATAAACAGGAACGCCAATGCGTAAGAATACCCGCTTCAAGTTTAACCAGTTCATGACCCGCCTCGCCGAGCTGAACGGCGTCGAAACCGACGACATGAACAAGAAATTTACCGTTGAGCCGTCGGTCACGCAGACGCTGATGAGCCGCGTGCAGGAGTCTTCCGACTTCCTGACCCGCGTCAACATCGTGCCGGTATCCGAAATGAAGGGCGAAAAAGTCGGGATCGGCGTGTCCGGTTCGATTGCCAGCGTGACCGATACTGCAGGCGGCGACGAGCGCGAAACCGCTGATTTCGCCGCGCTTGATGAGCAGGGCTATGAGTGTGTGCAGGTCAACTACGACTTTCATATCCGCTATAACACGCTCGACCTGTGGGCGCGTTATGAAGATTTTCAGGCCCGTCTGCGTGACGCCATCGTGAAGCGCCAGGCGCTTGACCGCATCATGATCGGCTTCAACGGCGTCACCCGCGCCAAAACCTCAAACCGCGCCAAGTTCCCTATGCTGCAGGACGTGGCCGTAGGCTGGCTGCAGAAGTACCGCAACGACGCACCGGCACGCGTGATGAGCAAAATCACCGAGGAAGACGGCACCGTCGTCTCCGAAAAAATCCGCGTCGGCAAAAATGGCGATTATGCCAGCCTCGACGCGCTGGTGATGGATGCCACCAACACCCTGATCGAGCCGTGGTATCAGGAAGACCCGGAGCTGGTTGTGATCTGCGGCCGTCAGCTGCTGGCTGATAAATATTTCCCGATCGTCAACCAGTCGCAGGCCAATACCGAGCAGCTGGCCGCAGATTTTATCGTCAGCCAGAAACGCATCGGCAATCTGCCAGCGGTGCGCGTGCCGTACTTCCCGGCCAACGCGCTGATGATTACCCGCCTGGATAACCTGTCGATTTACTGGCAGGAAGGCACGCACCGCCGCCTGATTGACGAGGTGCCGAAGCGCGACCGCATCGAAAACTATGAGTCCATCAACGAGGACTACGTGATCGAGGATTACGCGGCCGGTTGCCTGGTTGAAAACATCGAGGTCGGTGAGTTCGCTGCACCTGCTTCCACCACACAGGAAGCAGCGGCAGAAAGCGGCAGCGCTGACGGCACCGAAAAAACGGAGGCGTAACGCATGTTAAGCCCTGCCCGACGTCACCGCATGCGCCAGCAGGCTATCGAAGCCTCGCAGAACGCCGACAACCCGCTGCGCCACGCCAGCGGCTATGAGCAGATGCTCATCAAGCTGAACGACGACAAGCGCCGCCTGAAGAAAGTGCACTCTAACGAGCGCAAGGCGGAAATGAAGCGTCAGCTGCTGCCTGAGTACCTGCCGTGGGTGTCCGGCGTGCTGGAGAAGGGCAAAGGCGCACAGGATGCCGTGCTGATGACCGTCATGATCTGGCGGCTTGATGCGGGCGACGTGCCCGGCGCGCTGGAGATTGCCCGGTACGCGCTGAAGCATAGCCTTGTCTCGCCTGACGGCTTTAAGCGCGCCAGCCTGCCTTATCTGCTGGCCGAGGAAGTCGCCAGCGCGGCAACCCGTGCCTGGACGGCAAAAGCGCCGGTCGATGTTGACCCGCTGCTGGCAACCATTGCGATGACGGAATCCGAAGACATGCCCGATCAGGTGCGCGCCAAGCTGCACAAGATAACCGGGTATGTGCTTCGCGATGCGGGCAGGGCTTCGGAGGCGATGACCCACCTTGCAAGAGCGCATCAGCTGCACGACGGCTGCGGCGTCAAAAAAGACATTGAGCGGCTGGGAACGGCGATGAAAAAAGAAGCTATCGCCCGCCGCTGACCGAACGCGACCCCGCGCACGGGCGGCAGGACGGCAACACACTTTCAGTGTCTGCGCCGTCCTCCACCGCCCACCTATTTCAAAGGCCGATTATGAATAACACGGTTGTTATCCCCGCCCCGCGACCGGCAGACGCTGCCGAGCCGCCGGTAAAGAATACGTTTTTCTGGCCTGACGTTGATCTGCAGCAGCTGCGCGATTCGCTGCGCTATGAGGGAACGGTCACTGCGCAGCGCCTGCGCCTGGCCGTGAAAACGGCGATTTCAGAAGTAAACGCCGAGCTGTACGACTGGCGCGCCGCGCAGATGGCGGCGGGCTTTAAGACGCTGGCCGATGTGCCTGCGGAATCGCTGGACGGCGAGAGCGAAAAGGTTACGGCCTACCTCGCCGCCGTCGGCGCGCTGACCGCCGCCACCATCGCTGAACGGTATCGCGGCTATGACGCCAGCGGCACAAAAAAGGCGGGCGAAATCGAGGCGAGCGCCGACGAGTACTGGCGCGATGCGCGATTCAGTATCAGCCGCATTGCCGGTAAGCCCGGCTGCATTGTGGATCTGCTCTGATGATCGTTTACGCACAGCAGGGCGATACCGTTGACGAAATCTGTCAGCGCTATTACGGGCGAACCGGCGAGGCCGTTGAGCTGGTTTACGCGGCTAATCCGGGCCTGGCCGAAAGCGGGCCGGTGCTGCCGCACGGCTGCGAGGTGACGCTGCCTGAGCTGCCGGAATCTTCAGCAGGCGAAACGGTTAACCTGTGGGACTAAAAATGGAAAAAATCAGCTCTGCAATCAACTACCTGGTTGGCATGATCCTGATGTGGCTCGGCCGTCATACGCCGCAGGATATCGCCTTTATGGTCGGTTCAGGCGTGGCCGTTATCACGCTCATTACTAACGTGGCGACGTTCTTTATCAACTGGCACTACCGCCGCAAAACCTATGAGCTGCAGCGCCTGCGGGGGGTGAACCTTGAGCCAGACCGTTAAACGCTGCGCCGTGGTGGCCGTGCTGGCGATTGCCGCGCTGCTGCCACAATTTAAAACTCTGAAAACGTCCGAGGCCGGGCTTGCGCTTATCGCCAACGCTGAGGGGTGCCGCACCTCGCCCTATCAGTGCAGCGCCGGAGTCTGGACTAACGGCATTGGTCACACCGAAGGCGTAACGCCGCAAAGCCAGGTCAGCGAGCGGCAGGCGGCGGTTAATCTGGTGTATGACGTGATGCGCGTCGAGCGCGGGATCGATGCCTGTATGGCAGTGGAAATGCCGCAGCGGGTTTATGACGCGACCGTTTCTTTTGCCTTTAATGTCGGCGTGCGCGCGGCCTGCAGCTCGACCTTTGCCCGTTATATCAGGCTGCAGCACTGGCTTGATGCCTGTAATGAGCTGCGGCGCTGGGTGTTCGTTAAGGGCGTGAGAAATCGCGGGCTGGAGAACCGCCGCACTGCGGAGACAGCCTACTGCCTGCGGGGTGTGTCATGACGCGCCTGATTGCCGCTTTGCTGGCCGTGGCGCTGCTGGCGCTGGGCGTGACCGGCTGGCAGTGGAAAGTCGCAAAAGACGACCTGACCAGTGCGCAGCGCATTATCGGTACGCTGTCGGCCGGTATCGAGAGCCGCGACAAAGCGATAGCCAGGCTGGATGCCGACGCGAGGGCCAGCCAGAAACGCGAGGCCGAGCTTCGGCTGATGCAGGGGCGCGCCAGCACAGCCGCGCTTAACCGTGAAATGACCATACAGAGAGAAATTGATGCAAATCCGATACTGCGTGACTGGTCTGCTGCTGCTCTGCCTGACGATGTTATCCGGCTGCACGCCCGTCCGGCCTTCGCCAGCGCCAGAGATTATCTGGATTGGGTGTCCGCGCGTGACAAGCTGCCCGGTGCCGGGAAACAGCCTTAAAACGGCGGGCGATCTGGCGGCGGATAATCGCCAGTTAGAGGCCGCGCTCGCCGCCTGCGGGCTGCAGGTCGAAATCATCAAAGACTGCCAGGAACAACACGATGCTGAAACCTCAACAACTGCGGCAGGTACTGACCGACAGCGTGCCGGAGCTGCAGCGAAACCCTGACGCACTAAACGTGTTTATCGACAGCGGGCGCATCGTCTCGACGCTTGCCAGCTCACTGTCATTTGAATACCAGTACCGGCTTAACATGGTCATTACCGACTACACCGGAAATATCGACCTGCTGATCGTGCCGCTGCTGGCATGGCTGCGCACGAATGAACCCGACATTATGGCAACCGAGGAAAAGCGCCGCACGGGCTTTACCTTCCAGGCGGATGTGATCAGCGACACGGCCAGCGATATCAGCATTGAGCTGCAGCTGAGCGAGCGCGTGATCGTGAAGCGGGCCGACGACGGGCTGCACGTGACGCACGTCGGCGAGAATCCGCTGCCGGAGGATGACGCGCGGCCGGTGCAGCTTTATGTTCACGGCGAGCTGGTCAGCGAGTGGCAGACATGAGCGAGCTGCAGCTTGTAAATGATCGTCTGGAGGCGCTGATCAGCAGCCTGTCAGCCCCGGCACGTAAAGAAATGGCGCGCAGCATTGGCCGTAAGCTGCGCGCGAGTCAGCAGCAGAACATCAAGCAACAGCAGGCACCTGACGGCACGCCGTTTAAGCCCCGCAAAACGCAGCCGGTGCGCAGCAAAAAGGGCCGCATAAAGCGCGAGATGTTCGCAAAGCTGCGCACCGCTAAGTATATGAAGACGCAGGCCAGCCCGAATGAGGCCGTGATCGAGTTTGCCGGAAACGTGCAGCGCATGGCCCGCGTGCATCATTACGGGCTGCGCGACCGGCCATCGCGCAAAGGTAAAGAGGTACAGTATGAGGCTCGCCCTCTGCTGGGTGTCAGTGATAAAGATTATCAAGTTATCGAAGACATTATTATAAAATCACTGGCACAACATTAGGTTGTGCCAGTTAATTCTATTTCCTGAGCTTTTCTCGTAATGCCTCTTCCAGAGGGGTTAGTGTTTTTTTGAATGCCATTCTAAATTTGTCTGTTTCATCATTTAACCTGTCGTATAGCATCTCGCGGTCAACATGTTCCCTGTCAAATTTTTTGTCATCTGCGTCAATAGATGGATTTAATACTCTCAAATAACAGGAGATGTTAAACATCAAGTCTTGCTCATATACGAAGATTTTTTTTAGTTGTAGTGCTAAATCCTCGGTCCAAAGAGCTTCAATCTCAACGATGTTAGTCTGGAGCTTAGAACGCACTTCAACAACTTTATCCCACCTGTTCTGATATGCTGTTACAGTTCGCAAGTAATTAGCTTCAGCATACTTCAATTCTTTTTCATCAACGTTTTCGGGTAACTGTAATTCAGCGGCTGTTAATAAAGGATGCCTGACGAAAAATAATGCATCGCGATATTTATACAGGTTAATAAGTACATCTTTAGCGAGACTATAATCTGACTGCCCTTTAAGTTGCCGCCTCCACGTACTTAAGCCTTTGACCGCAACTATAGCACCTGTTGCCGGTGCACCTACCACAACAATATCTTTCAAAAAGCCAATAAATTCCGCCCACGCCATAAATCTTCCTTGTATTCAAAAGTAACGACTCAAAGACCGATGTTTGTTAGTAAACCACCAGACATAACACATTAGCCCTTAAGTCACCTTGTCTTCAAGATGCTTCCATGAACGAACAACTCGCAGAAATTCAGCGCCTGCTGCGCAACCTGATCCGCATCGGAACCGTGTCGGCCGTCAACCTTGACGGCGGGCTGTGCCGTGTCGATACGGGAAAAAATACGACCGGCTGGCTGCACTGGCTGAGCGCCCGCGCGGGTAAAACCCGCTCCTGGAATGCGCCGTCAGTGGGTGAGCAGGTGCTTATTCTTTGCCTCGGCGGCGAACTCGATACCGGCTTTGTACTGCCGGGCATTTTCTCGGATGACAATCCGGCTCCGTCTGCCTCGGCCGATGCACTGCACTGGTCATTTCCCGACGGCGCGGTGATTGAGTATGAGCCGGAAAATGGCGCGCTGACTGCAACCGGCATACAGACGGCAACCATCAAAGCGGCGGTAAAAATCCTGTTCGACTCGCCGGAAGTGGAATGCACAACGCTGCTCAAAACAGCGCAGCTGGAAGTCACTAAGGGCGGCACGATGAAAGGCGATGTGACGCATACCGGCGGCAACCTTTCCTCAAACGGCAAGGTACTGCACAAGCATAAGCACCCTGGCGACAGCGGCGGCCAGACGGGGGAACCGATATGACAACCGCAAAATATATCGGCATGAACCGGGAAACCGGCGGCGCGCTGACCGACCTCGATCACATCCGGCAGTCAGTGCGTGACATTCTGCTGACCCCGCTCGGCACCAGGGTGATGCGTCGCCAGTATGGCTCGCTTTTATCCGCTCTGATTGGCCAGCCTCAAAATGAGGCGCTGCGCCTGCAGATTATGTCGGCCTGCTATCTGGCGATCCTGAAGTGGGAGCCGCGGGTAAAGCTGACAGCCATCAGCTTTGAGTCGTATATCAATGGCGCAATGGTGGTTGAGCTGTCCGGCAACCGCACCGACAACGCGCAGCCTTTTTCCTTAACCGTTCCTGTGAGCTGAGACTATGGCAACTATCGACCTGAGCCAGCTGCCCGCGCCTGATGTGGTGGAGCCGCTGGACTATGAAAGCCTGCTGGCCGAGCGAAAGGCGACGCTGATTTCCCTTTACCCAGCCGATAAGCAGGACGCTATTGCCCGCACACTGACGCTTGAATCAGAACCCATCGTTAAGCTGCTGCAGGAGAATGCCTATCGTGAGCTGATCCTGCGCCAGCGCATTAACGAGGCGGCAAAGGCCGTCATGGTTGCCTATTCACTGGATGGCGACCTTGACCAGCTCGGCGCGAATAATGGCGTAACCCGCCTGACTATTACCCCGGCCGACGATACGGCCATCCCGCCGACCGCTGCCGTTATGGAAAGTAACGACGATTTCCGGCTGCGCATCGCCTCAGCCTTTGAGGGAATGAGCGTGGCCGGGCCGACCGGCGCGTATGAGTATCACGCCAGAAGCGCCGACGGCCGGGTAGCCGATGCGTCAGCTATCAGCCCGTCACCCGCCGTTGTCACTGTGACTGTGCTCGCCCGCGAGGGTAACGGCGCAGCGACAGACGATCTGCTGGCCGTGGTTAACGCTGCGCTCAATGATGAGGACGTGCGCCCGGTTGCCGACCGGGTAAGCGTGCAGTCAGCGAAGATTGTTAATTACGAAATCGAGGCCGAGCTGTACCTCTATCCGGGGCCGGAGGCTGAGCCAATCCGCACCGCAGCTGAGGCAAAGCTCGCCGCCTACATCAGCGCGCAGAAGCGTCTCGGCCGTGACATTCGCCTGTCTGCGCTGTATGCCGCCATGCACGTTGAGGGCGTGCAGCGAGTCAGCCTGATTAAGCCTGCTGCTGATGTGGTACTCGACAAAACGCAGGCCGCTTACTGCACGGGCTACACACTGACCGTGGGAGGCTCGGATGAGTGATCGCCTGCTGCCGACGGGCTCGTCAGCGCTTGAGATTGCCGCCGCTGAGGCGCTGGCAAGCCCCGGCGCGATGAGCGTGCCGCTGCGCCAGTTATGGAATCCGCAATCCTGCCCGGTGGAGCTTCTGCCCTATCTGGCGTGGGCGTGGTCAGTTGACCGCTGGGATTCAGACTGGCCGGAATCGACAAAGCGCGCCGTTGTTGCCGCCTCGCAGTACGTGCACCGGCATAAGGGAACGATAGGCGCTATCCGGCGCGTCGTTGAGCCGCTGGGCTATCTCATCAGAATCATTGAGTGGTGGAAAACCAACGAAGCGCCAGGCACGTTCCGGCTTGATGTAGGCGTGCTGGATACCGGTATTACCGAGGAAATGTATAACGAGCTTGAGCGCCTGATAGCTGACGCGAAGCCCTGCAGCCGTCACCTTATCGGGCTGTCTATCAATCTGGACGCTAATGGCTCGCTGCCGGTAGCCGTTGCCAGCTACAGCGGCGACGAGCTGACCGTTTATCCCTATACCCCTGAACTTATCAGCGTCGGCGGGCCGGGTTATTCCGGCGTGGCGGTGCATCTTATTGACCTGACGGAAGTGAGCGCATGACGACAAAATATTTTGCCCTGCTGACCAATCAGGGCGCGGCTAAGCTGGCGAACGCCGCCGCACTTGGCACGAAAGTGAATATCACATCATTAGGCGTCGGAGATGGTGGCGGCACGCTGCCGACGCCTGACGCCGCACAGACAAAGCTCATTGGCGAGAAGCGCCGCGCGCAGCTTAATTCGCTGACCGTTGATGCGGCCAACAGCAGCCAGATTATCGCGGAGCAGATTATCCCGGAAAGCGAAGGCGGTTTCTGGATTCGTGAAATCGGCCTGTACGACGCCGACGGCGTGCTGATTGCCGTTGCTAACTGCCCGGAGACTTACAAGCCTCAGCTGGCCGAAGGCAGCGGCCGGACGCAGACCGTGCGCATGATTTTAATTGTCAGCAGTACCAGCGCAGTGACGCTGAAGATAGACCCCGCTGTCGTGCTGGCAACGCGTAAATATGTTGATGATAAGGTTCTGGAGGTGCGTCAGTATGCAGATGCTCTGATGGCAGAGCATGTAAAAGCTGCCGATCCGCACACTCAGTATCTGCTGAAAAAGCAGCTGAGCAGTGCGACAGACAGCGACAGTGATACGCAGGCCGCAACGCCGAAGGCCGTAAAGGCTGTTTCATCCGGGCGTCTTCTTGCCGTCAAAAGTTACGTCACCACGTCAACGCATCAGCTTACTACCGGAACCAAAAAAGTGCGTATCCGGGCATGGAGTGCGGGCGGTGGCGGTGGCGGAAGCGCAACATCCGGGGCTGCAGCGGCGTCAGGCGGCGCAGGCGGGTATCTTGAGGGTGTATACGATGTTTCCTCGCTTACCAGTCTGGCGCTTGTTGTAGGTATTGGCGGTGCAGCGGTTGCTGCAGGTACGGCAGGAAACGGAGGAAATGGCGGAGCCACGACGATAGCCGCGCTGGGGATCAGCATTACCGGCGGAACCGGTGGCGTATACGCGGGTTCCACACAGCAGGGAGGCGGGCTGGGTGGCGTGCCTTCTGTTACCACTGCCGGTACGCTTGCAAAGATTACCGGGCAAAGCGGTCAGGGTGCTGTCGGTGCGCTGGGCGGTGTTGGCGGGTCAGTTTATGGCTCTTACGGTGGCCTGCCGCACTATTCCTCTGCCGGGGATGATGGCTGTCTGCCCGCAGGGGGCGGCGCGGGCGCATCGTATACGACTAATAACCCTAAAGCCTCCGGCGCAGGCGGAAACGGGATGATAATCATTGAGGAGTTCGCCTGATGGGTAAATATGCATTAATCAAGGCCGGAAAGGTGGTAAATCTCATTGTCTGGGACGGCCCTGATGCGTCTCCGATGGAGTTCGAAAAGGGTATCAGTGCCGTTGAGGTTGATGACGGAACAGCAGTTGATATGGGGTATACCTTTACTAAAGACCGGTTTGCCGCTCCGCCGTTGACCGAAGAGGAGCGGGAGTCTCAGGCAGAAGCGGCGAAGAACGCCAACGCCGTTATGAAAGATGCCCTGATGTCTGAAGCCGGGCTGCAGATTAACATCCTGCAGGATGCGGTTGATCTGGAAATGGCTACAGATGCTGAAGCGGCGCTGCTGCCACGGTGGAAGAAATACCGCGTACTACTGAGTCGCATCGAGCCTCAATCTGCGGAGCAAATCAGCTGGCCGGAAAAGCCTGAGTAACTTAAAAGCCCTTCTGGGCTTTTCTTTTGTCCGCTGATCTTCCAGCAAACTGCAACCGCATGCATGACCCCGCCTCACCTGACACCCTGAGCACACCCTCAAAACGGAGTGCATCAGATGTCTGATTATCATCATGGTGTCCGCGTCGTCGAAGTCAACGACGGCACGCGCACCACAACCACTGTATCAACCGCAATCGTCGGCATGGTCTGCACCGCACAGGATGCGGATGCGGCAACCTTCCCGCTGAATACGCCTGTTCTTATCACTAATGTGCAGGGCGCAGTCGGTAAAGCAGGCAAAAAGGGCACGCTCGCCGCCGCGCTGCAGGCCATTGCCGACCAGTCAAAACCCGTGACCGTCGTCGTGCGCGTGGCTGAAGGTGCCGACGAAGCCGAAACCACGTCCAATATCATTGGCGGCACGGATGAAAACGGTCAGTACACCGGCATGAAAGCGCTGCTCGCCGCGCAGACCCAGCTCGACGTGAAGCCGCGCATCCTCGGTGTACCGGGCCTCGATTCACTGGAAGTGGCGACCGCGCTTGCCAGCGTCGCGCAGCAGCTGCGCGCCTTTGCCTATGTCTCGGCATGGGGATGTAAAACTATTTCCGAAGCCCGCCTGTATCGTCAGAACTTCAGCCAGCGCGAAATCATGGTTATCTGGCCGGATTTTCTCGCCTGGAACACCACGACCAGCAAATCCGATACCGCCTTTGCGACCGCCCGCGCGCTGGGCCTGCGCGCCAAAATCGACAACGACACGGGCTGGCATAAAACCCTGTCTAACGTCGGTGTCAATAACGTGACCGGCATTTCCGCATCCGTGTTCTGGGATCTGCAGCAGACCGGCACCGACGCCGACCTGCTCAACGAGGCCGACGTTACGACGCTTATCCGTAAAGACGGTTTCCGTTTCTGGGGCAACCGTACCTGCAGCGATGACCCGCTGTTTCAGTTCGAGAACTACACCCGCACGGCGCATGTGCTGGCCGACACGATGGCCGAGGCGCATATGTGGGCGGTTGATAAGCCGCTGACGCCGGTTCTGGTGCGCGAGATTATCGCGGGTATTAACGCGAAATTCCGCGAGCTGGTCAGCGCCGGTTATCTGCTGGGTGCATCCGCCTGGTATGACGAAAGCGCCAACGACAAAGACAGCCTGAAAGCGGGCAAGCTCTTTATCGATTACGACTATACGCCGGTTCCGCCGCTGGAAGACCTGACGCTGCGCCAGCGCATTTCCGATAAATATCTGGCGAACTTCGCCGCATCCGTAAACAGCTGAGGAGCCGGATAAATGGCACTGCCACGCAAACTGAAGGGCATGAACCTTTTTAACAACGCCAACAGCTATCAGGGCGTCGTTACCGCCGTCACGCTGCCGAAGCTGGCGCGCAAGCTCGACCCGTTCCGCGCGGGCGGCATGAGCGGCGCGGCCTTCATAGATAACGGTCTGGAAGATGATGCGCTTGATATGGAATGGAGTATCGGCGGCATTGATGAGCTGGTACTCACGCAGTGGGGAGCCTCCGACATTCCCCTGCGCTTTACCGGCTCTTACCAGCGCGACGATACCGGCGAGGAAATCGCGGTAGAGATTGAGGTGCGCGGTAAGCATCAGTCTTTCGACTTTGGCGAGGCCAAGCAGGGTGAAGACTCGGAAACCAAAATCACCAGTAAAAACACCTATTACAAGCTGACCTTCAACGGCAAGGAGCTGATCGAAATCGACACCATCAACATGGTGGAGAAGGTCAACGGCACTGACCGCCTTGAGCAGCGCCGTAAAAACCTCGGCCTGGTATAAACCCTGACGCCAGCGCCCGTCGCTGGCTTTACCTGACTACAGTGAACAGAGAGCAATCATGGAAAAGAAAGAAAACGTTGTAGAGTTTGAAACCCCGCTGCTGCGCGGCGAAACCGAAATCAACAGCGTGGAGCTGATTAAGCCGACCGCCGGAAGCCTGCGCGGCGTGCGCCTGGCCGATCTGTGCCAGTCGGATGTTGACGCACTGCTGACCGTGCTGCCACGCATTACCCTGCCAGCCCTGACAAAGGCCGAATGTAACGCTCTCGATCCGGTTGACCTGATTGCGCTGGGTGGCAGGGTGATTGGTTTTTTGCAGTCGAAGTCGGACGAATAGACTGGCCTCGCGGCCTGACGGTTAACGACCTGATGGCCGACATTGCCACGATATTCCACTGGCAACCCTCCGAGATGTACGACATGCCGCTGGCCGAGCTGATCGACTGGCGGCATAAAGCCTTTATCCGCAGCGGAGCGAACCCGGATGAGCAATAACCTTAAGGTGCAGGTGCTGCTGAACGCGGTAGACAAAGCCTCGCGCCCCTTCAAAGCCGTTCAGACCGCCGCTAAAAATCTGTCGTCTGACATTCGCCAGACGCAATCAACGATTAAGGAGCTGGACGCGCAGTCCGGGAAAATTGACGGCTTCCGTAAGGCCAGCGCGCAGCTGGCCGTCACGCAGCAGAGCCTCAAAGACGCAAAGCAGGAGGCCGCAGCGCTGGCCGTGCAGTTTAAAAACACGGAGCGCCCCACGACGCAGCAGGCCCGCGCACTGGAAAAGGCCCGGCAGGCAGCGGCAGAGTTGCAGACGAAAACCAACAGCCTGCGCCTGTCGGTGCAGCAGCAGCGCGAGGCGCTTAACGCGGCAGGGATTTCCACCAAAAGCATGAGCAGCGAGCAGCAGCGTCTGCGAACCGCATCAGCGCAGGCAGCCGTCAGCCTGAGCCGTCAGAAAATGGAACTTCAGCGGCTGAATGCACAGCAGGAACGACTGAACCAGACAAGTGAGCGCTACCGGAAAGGCCAGGAGCTGTCGGGCAAGGTGCGCAATATGGGGGCGGCCGGTATCGGGGCTGCAACGGTCGGCGGCATGGCGGCAACTTCGCTGCTGATGCCGGGCTTTGATTTCGCACAGAAAAACTCCGAGCTGCAGGCCGTGCTCGGCGTGGCGAAAGATTCAAAGGAAATGACCGCACTGCGTGCGCAGGCGCGTCAGCTCGGCGATACAACGGCCGCATCTGCCGATGATGCGGCAGGCGCGCAAATCGTTATTGCCAAAGGTGGCGGCGATGCCGCAGCCGTGCAGGCCGTTACGCCGGTCACACTCAACATGGCGCTGGCAAACAAACGCACGATGGAAGAAAACGCCGGGCTGCTGATGGGGATGAAATCAGCCTTCCAGCTTTCTAATGATAAGGTTGCACACATCGGCGACGTGCTGTCGATGACCATGAATAAAACGGCCGCTGACTTTGACGGGCTTAGCGACGCGCTGACCTACGTCGCCCCGGTGGCGAAAAATGCGGGCGTCAGCATCGAGCAGGCGGCAGCGATGGTCGGCGCTCTGCACGATGCCAAAATCACCGGCTCGATGGCCGGTACCGGAAGCCGCGCGGTGCTGAGCAGGCTGCAGGCTCCGACCGGCGAGTCATTCAAGGCTATCAAAGAGCTGGGCATTAAAACGGCAGACGGCAAAGGAAATACCCGCCCCATCTTCGCCATTCTGAAAGAAATGCAGGCGAGCTTCGACCGTCACAAGCTGGGATCGGGCCAGCGCGCCGAGTACATGAAAACTATCTTTGGCGAGGAGGCCAGCTCCTCAGCGGCCGTGCTGATGACAGCCGCCTCAACCGGCAAGCTCGATCAGCTGACCGCCACGTTTAAAGCCTCTGATGGTAAAACCGCCGAGCTGGTCCAGGTCATGCAGGATAACCTCGGCGGCGATCTGAAAGAGCTGCAGTCTGCGTATGAGGCTATCGGCACCGACCTTTTTGACCAGAATGACGGCACTTTGCGAACACTCACCCAGGATACAGCGGCGCTGCTGCTCAAGGTTGACGGCTGGATTAAAGCTAATCCTGAGCTGGCAGGCGGTATTGCTAAGGTGGTAATGGGCGGGCTGATGTTAGCCGGGGCGCTGGGCGCTATCGGGCTGGTAGCCTGGCCGGTGATTGCAGGCGTTAATACCCTGATTGCCGGAGCGGGCTTCCTCGGCACGGCATTCAGCATCGCGGGCGGAGCGATTACGGCGGCGCTCGGTGCTATCACGCTGCCGGTTCTGGCCGTCGCGGCGGCAATCGTGGCCGGGGCGCTACTGGTGCGCAAATACTGGGAACCCATCAGCGCCTTTATCGCGGGCATGGCCGAAGGCTTCACAGCTGCGATGGGGCCGATCAGTGATTCCTTCGGCTCGCTGAAGCCCGCTTTTGAGTGGGTAGGCGGTAAGGTCAAAGAGCTTTGGGACTGGTTCGGCAAACTGCTGGAGCCGGTCAAATCCACGCAGGCCGAACTTGCCGCCGCCGGAGACATGGGCAAGCAGTTCGGCAACATGCTGGCCGAGGCGCTGAAAATTCCGGGGCATGCGCTCGATCAGCTTATGGGTGGCATCAACTGGGTGCTGGATAAGCTCGGCATTATCGACACGAAATCCGACGGGCTGAAAGACAAAGTGCCGTCGCCCGATCCAATAGCAACCGGCGGCGCGGGCGCAGAAACCGGCGGGCTGGAATACAACCTCGCCTATGGTGGCGCGGTGTACCGTCCGGTTTCAGCGCCGTCAGCAGGCGGCGGATTTACCGACCGCAGCCAGAATACCTATCAGTATGAAATCAATATGCATGAGGGGATGACCAAAGACGACGCAATGGCGCTGATGGCGCAGCACCAGGCCAGAGAGCAGCGCAACCGGCAGGCGCAGAACCGCAGCAAAATGGGCTGGGAGGATTAACCGATGATGATGATTTACGGCATGATGCCGTTTATGCGACAGACCCTGCCTTACGGGGACATGCAGCAGAATATCGATTACCGCTGGCCGACTAACAGCCGGTTCGGGCAGCGCCCGGCGGCACAGTTTATCGGGCCGGGTGATGAAAAAATCACGCTTTCCGGAGAGCTGCGGCCGGAAATAACGGGCGGCTCAGTGTCGCTGATGACAATCCGCCTGATGGCCGACGAGGGAATGGCGTGGCCGCTGATTGGCGGCAGCGGCATGATTTACGGAATGTATGTGATCGAGAGTATTTCTAACACCTTCAGCGAGTTTTATCCCAACGGCACGGCCAGCAAAATCATGTTTACCCTGAGCCTGAAACGCGTCGATGAGTCGCTTACCTCTATGTTTGGCGATCTGAAGAAACAGGCTGACGGGCTTATCAGCGGCTCCGCCAGTCTGCCGGGGCAGCTCACGTCGGCAATAGACGGCGTTAAGTCGGCGGCCGGCAGCCTGATTTCAACTGCAGGGGGGCTGCTCGGATGATCGGTATAAGCAGCCTGCCGGTGCAGGCCGGGGCGCAGCTGACGCCGGATTTCATGCTGAAGGTTAACTCTAATGACGTCACAACAAATATCCGGGATCGCCTTATCTCGATGACGCTGACTGATAATCGCGGCTTCGAAGCTGACCAGCTGGATATTGAACTGGACGACGCCGACGGGCAGCTGGCGATGCCGGTGCGCGGCGCAGTAATAACGCTGTTTCTCGGCTGGAAAGGCCAGACGCTTTTTGGCAAAGGTGATTTCACGGTTGATGAGGTTGAGCACCACGGCGCGCCGGACACCATGACAATCCGCGCCCGCAGTGCCGATTTTCGTGGCTCGCTCAATTCCCGCCGGGAGGTGTCCTATCACGACACTACCCTGGGCGACATTGTGACGCAGATAGCCGGGCGCAATAACCTGAAGCCCATGCTGGCCGATGGCTTCGCCGGAATTGCCGTGGCTCACATCGACCAGACGCAGGAGACTGACGCTAAATTTCTGACGCGGCTCGCCACCCTGTACGGCGCGGTTGCAGCTGTGAAGGCCGGGCGTCTTCTGTTTATAAAGCCCGGCAACGGCGTCACCGCCAGCGGCAAGCCAATTCCGCAGATGACTGTCACCCGGCAGGATGGCGACCGGCACAGCTTCAGCATTGCTGACCGTGGCGCATACACCGGCGTCTCGGCGAGCTGGCTACACACGAAAGACCCTAAGCCCAAAAAAGTTAAGGTGAAGCGCAAGCCAAAAGAAAAGCATCTGCGCGCGCTGGAACACCCGGCGGCGAAAAAGAAAAAGACGACCGAAACTAAAACGCCGGAGGCCAGAGAGGGCGATTATCTGGCTGGCACGGAAGACAACGTGTTTACGCTGACGACCGTGTATGCATCGAAAGCGGCTGCGATGCGGGCGGCTAAAGCAAAGTGGGAGAAGCTGCAGCGCGGCGTCGCTGAGTTTTCGATCACCCTGGCGATGGGGCGCGCCGACCTGTACCCGGAGACGCCGGTCAGGGTGAGCGGCTTTAAGTCGGTGATCGATGCGCAGCCGTGGATTATAAGTAAAGTGACGCACAGCCTGAGCGGCAGCGGATATACAACCGCGCTTGAGTTTGAGGTGCTGCTTTCAGATGTGGAGTATGAGGCAGAATCAGACGAAGATGATTCACAATAAGTGAAAATGTGTTGCTCATTTTGGTATTTAAGAGTATTAAAGCTACGAGCTTACAGGGAGACGCCACCGATGATGCATTGTCCGTTATGCCAGACCGCCGCACACGCTAAAAGCAGCAGATACATTTCAAAAGAAACAAAAGAGCGTTATCACCAGTGCCAAAATATCAATTGCAGCTGTTCTTTCAAAACGCACGAAACGTTAGCGATGATTATTGTAACGCCGGGCCAGGTTAATCGTGTTCCGATCTTCACAGGGCATGAATCCCAGCCGTCGTTACTGCACTAATTTGATAGGTCTATAAAAAAACCCCGCACTGGCGGGGTTTTTTGTGGGCGCTACTTGCTGACCGTGAAGACGTGAGTGTTGCCAAGCAGCAGCGCTGCTGCGGGCTTATCCATCAATTTACCCATTTCATTACAGGTCGACAGTGGATTTTCAAAAGAATATCCGCTGGCTTTAAATTTATTTATTACGTTGATTGCCTTGATATTTTTTAGGTAGTTAGTCGGTACGTCTTTTGTCCAGATGGGAGAGCATATCCCGCCAGAGGCGATTGCTTTATAAGTTTCATCATCAACATTGGCGGCGGGTATCACAATAGTTAGCTGATCTCCTTTTAGGCTGACTTCCGTTGGTTGCCAGGGCTTAAGTTTATTTTTAAGGGTGATGACGTCTGAAGCTTGCGCCGCAGCAACTGAGGAGAATATTAAGGCAGAGCTGATCAGGGCTAAGTGTAATCGCAT